CTGCTAATACAGGCGGTGGCGGTGGTGGAGCTTCAGGATATAATACAACTCAAACAGGTGGTAATGGTGGCTCAGGCGTAGTTATATTATCTATTCCTACATCAAGATATACAGGCACAAGTACAGGTTCACCTACAATCACAACATCAGGCTCAAATACAATATTAACGTTCACAGCATCAGGAAGCTACACAGCATAAGGATAAATTATGGCATTAACCCAAGTCCCACCAGCGCTTTTAACTTCTACTACAGGAACAGGAACAACTGTTGTATTAGGCACATCGCCTACGATTACTACTCCTACTATTTCAGGCCAATTAAATAATCCTACTTGGACAACTGCTACACGTCCCGCAAGTCCTATTACTGGAACTCAAGGTTATAATACAACTACTGGTCAGTTAGAGATTTATAATGCATCTACTACTTCTTGGCAAAACGCTGGTACCTCAGGCGCTGCGTATACTATAGAATATTTAGTAGTTGCTGGTGGAGCTGGTGGTGGTAGAACAAATGGTGGAGGTGGCGGTGCTGGCGGATATTTAGCTACTACACTATCAAATCTTGCAGGCGTATCATATTCGGTTACTGTGGGTGGGGGCGGTGCTGGAGGCACTTCTACTTCTGCACCTGGTACAAATGGTTCTAATTCTGTTTTTAGCTCTTCTACATCTATAGGTGGTGGAGGCGGTGGCGGTATTAACGCTAACGGTGCTTCTGGCGGCTCAGGTGGTGGCGGTGGTGGTGACCCAGGGCCATATACAGGCGGTTCAGGTACTTCAGGTCAAGGTTTTGCTGGTCAAGCTGGTCCGTTTGGAACCCAACGAGGAGGCGGTGGTGGAGGTGCTAGTGCAGCCGCAACAACTCAAAACGGAGCTGATGGATTAAATTGGCAGTCACTCGGAACCTTTTATGCTGGTGGAGGCGGTGGCGGTTCTAATGTTGCTGCTGGTAATAGTCCAGGTACTGGTGGAGCTGGTGGCGGTGCAGCAGGCTTGGGCGCAAGTGCATCAGGCGTTCCAACTGCAGCTACAGCAAATACTGGCGGTGGTGGTGGTGGGTCTGGCGGTAACGGTAGTGCATCTAATGGCGGTAACGGAGGTTCAGGTATTGTTATTCTTCGCTACTCTGGTTCACAAAGAGGCACAGGTGGTACAGTCACTTCAGCGGGTGGATATACATACCATACATTTACAAGCTCAAGCACATATACATCATAAGGATAAATTATGTCATCAGGATCAAATACAATTATTAAATTTAATGCATCAGGCAGTTACACAGCATAATGTTTGGTAACTCAGCCTTTGCCCAAGCCCCATTTGCAACACTAGGTAGTGGCACGGCTTTTAGTTTGTCTTTGACAGAGAACTTTGGATTAGATGATTCAAGTAGTCAGGCTTGGACTTTCCTGCAAAGTATCACTGAAAATATTGTAATGGATGACTTTAACTCTAATGCAGGGTTATTTAATGGTTCAATTACTGAGGTTATTACACTTGATGATTCAAATAGTCAAACAAGTGCGTTTGGTCAAACGATAGCTGAAAACATAACTTTAGCAGACGTTAACAGCATTTCGGCACAGTTTGCATCAAGTCTTACAGAAAACGTTGTAATGGACGACTCGTCAGTCCAGTATTTTGCGGCATTAGAAACACGTAATGAACCATTTACAATGGATGACATAAGAAGTATTGCTGCTCAGTTTGTAGGATCAGTGACAGAAAATGTAGACCTTGCAGACACGCCAAGTATTACAGCGCAGTTTGCACAAAGTGTGACTGAAAATATAACAATGGCAGATGCTTATGTAGCTATAGCTAACTTTATAGCTTCAAGAACTGAAGATATTACAATGAATGATATTGAAACCATTATTTCAATATTCTTCTTTACGATTACAGAGAATCTGAACCCAGCTGACGCTAATAGTGTTATTACAAACTACCTTGTATCATTGGCTGAAAATGTTAATTTAGCAGATACACCTACTATAACAGCTGCATTCCAGTCTTCTATAATTGAAACATTTGCATTATTAGATGACCAATTTGCTCGTGGATGGTTTAAAATAAACGATGACCAAGCTGTTACATGGGCATCAATAAACAATGATAATTCAGTATCTTGGACTGAAATTAATAACACTGTACCTAATTCATGGACAGATATAAATAATACTCAATAAGGACACATTATGGCATCAACCTATTCAACCTCGTTAAAACTCACTCTCATTGGAGATGGTGAACAGGCTGGTACCTGGGGATCAACTACCAATAATAATTTAAACTTAGTAGAGCAGGCTGTTACAGGCGTAGATGGTATTGATCTGACTGGTCTTACAACCTATACACTTTCTAATTATAATGGCACTACAGATGAAGCTAGAAATGCTATATTGTTATTTATAGGAACTCCATCAGCTACAGTTACTATTGCAGCCCCACTACAAAACAAATTTTATATTGTTAAGAATAGCACTGGCCAAACAATTACAATGTCAGCCTCTGGCGGTTCTATATCTTTATCAATTCCAGCGGGTGTTACTGCACAATGTTATTGTGATTCAACAAATCAATCTGGTACAGGTACTGGATTTTATTCAGCTCAAACAGGATCAGCTGGTAACTTTACAGTCAATGGTAATTTAACTGTTACTGGTAATCAAACTAATACAGGTAATTTCTTAGCTGCTGGGGTTTTAGGTGCTTATATAGCTTCTGCATACACGGGTGGTATTAGCAATGGCTCTGGTGCGGCAGGTACAATTCTTAATGTATCTGCAGTAGCAAGTGGAACAATCTTTATTGGCCAAAGAGTAACTGGTACAGGTGTTACATCTGGTACGCTTATCACTGGATTTGGAACAGGATCTGGTGGTGCTGGTACTTATACAGTCAATACATCTCAACTAGTGAGTGCTGGTACATCATTGACTGGTGCAGCAAGTGCGATTGCAACAACTCCAGCGTCTGGTGACAATTCAGTAAACATAGCTACAACAGCTTTTGTACAATCAGCTGTAGGCACTTTAGGTACTATGGCATCACAAAATGCTAATGCAGTAGCTATTACTGGAGGGACTATTTCTGGCACAGCTGGTGCATTTACAACACTAAACGCCAATAGCGTTACGACCTTAGGTGAAACTACTACCGTATCTGCAACAGCAGCTACAGGTACAATTAACTATGATGTCATTACTCAAGGTGTTTTATATTATACAACATCAGCTTCAGCTAATTGGACTGTAAATTTTAGAGGTAATGGTTCTACTACACTTAATACTTTAATGGCCGTAGGCGAAACAAGAACCGTAACTTTCTTAGTGACTCAAGGATCAACTGCTTATTATAATAGTGCAGTCCAAGTTGATGGAACATCAGTCACACCAAAATGGCAAGGTGGTGCAGCTCCAACATCTGGTAATCCGTCAAGTATAGATATATATACATATAGTATTATTAAAACAGCATCAGCTACATTTACAGTATTAGCTTCACAAACAAGGTTTGCTTAATGCCATTAAATATAACGACTGGTGGAATGTCTGCTCGTGGCTTTGGATTTACTACTCAAGGCTACTATAACTTAAACTTAACAATTTCATCTAATACATCTAGCTATAATGTAAGAACTGCGGCTCTTGCTGCTGGATGGACGGGTACTAATCCTTTAAATTTATCTTTAACCATTAACTCAGGCGTCACTATATCAGGTACAGGTACTGGCACTTCTTCGGCAATATTACTTACGAGTTTAGTTGATAAGTCAATTATTACTATTAACAATAGTGGTACTGTAGTAGGTAGTGGCGGTGCAACAGGGTATAACACAACTAATAGTGGTGCTACAGGATATCCAGGCAATCCCACATCTGTAAGTCCAATTACATTTGCTAATGGTTATAACGGTACAGGATACCCAACAGGCCCAGGTGCTGGTGGTTCTACTCCAGGTTATAACTATTTTTCAGGCGGTACAACAGCAAGTGCTGGTTCTGGCTCTGTTGGTGGTACAGCTATTTATCTTGCATCTAATATCTATTTAATTGTTAATAATAGTGCTACAGGACTAATTACAGGTGGAGGTGGTGGTGCTGGAGGTCAAGCAGGTAATAATGCTGGTGGCGGTGGTGGAGCTAATGGTGGATATTGTATAGAAGAAACAGGCTCGCATTTTATCGCTATTGCAAACAACATATCTGGAGGCATTATAGCTTCTGGTGGTGGTGCATCTGGCGGTTGGGGAAACCGATATGAGAACGATGGTATTGGTGGACGACCAGGATATGCAGCTACTAATCTTAACCCATCTGGTCCAGTAGGCGGTAACTATGGCGGGAACGGAACTTCACCAGGCTTAGCTACAAACAATACAGGTACATCATTAATTAATACAACAGGACAATTCACATTGTCCCCAGCAGTGTAAGGGCTGATATGAAAATTTTAATTGGAATATTATTAACAATTTGCTTACTTTGGTGTGTGCATAATGCTCATGCTGAAACAACAATTATTCAAAACAAAGGTATGCCAGTGCAGAGTGCTATGGCACCTAGTATGTCTGCCTTCTCACAAGATGTTTGTGCGGTTCCTATAAGTGGAGCTGGTAACTTTGGTGTAGTGTCGTTATCAGGCGGTACTGTGGTGCTAGATCAGAACTGCGTTAAGATTAAGCTAGCAAAAACATTAAATGATTTAGGGCTTAAAGTAGCTGCCGTATCAGTGCTATGCCAAGACCCAACAGTTTGGGATGCAATGGAAATGTCAGGTTCGCCATGTCCTATGGGTGGTGCTGTAGGTCAAGCCGCTAAGAAAGCTTGGTTCACTAAGTATCCTGAAAGGTTTAAAAAATTATATGGTGAGGATTACAACATTCCTTCTTTGCCTCCTACTAGGGAGTAATGCGTATGCTTGGTATTGCAACTATGTTCCGCAACAAGGCACAGGCTATGTTACAAACCTTGCCTGTTATGGTATTGACAATCAAAGTGCATTGTCTCAAGCTTGGTGCCCTACGCACCCTAATGATCCCATATGTGGATTTTATTACCAACCAGTTTGCCAAAATCAAACAGAGTATCAGTCACTTGGTTGCTTACCTCATTTTACGGGTGCTATTAATCAAAGTAGGTCTTATGCTTGTACTTCACAAAGTTGGACAGCTTGGACAACAACTTCTGATAACTGTACGCCAGACCCTCCAACGTGCATACAAAGCACTGAAACAAGGCAACTAACATGCCAAGCTGGTTACGAAGGATTATTACAGGAGCAAAGGAATTCAATTTGCTTGGATCCGTATGGTTCTCCAACTTGGACAGCTTGGTTGGAAACGTCCAATACTTGCAAGATGACGGCAACGAACATAAACAATCCGACATCGCCAATCAGTCCGATCAGTCCAACGAATCCAAACAGTGTGATAAATCAACAAGTCACAACTGCGCCAGCACCCCAAATAGAACCTGTAACTGTTCAGGATCTGAGTGCATTACCAACGGGGAATCTGGACACTACTTTGGCAGCAACACCAGTAAAAAGCGAGGTAAGTGGAACGACATCTGCACCAAGCCCCGCAAGTACTACGATGACATCGGGTACAGATAAAAAAGATACACCTAAAGGAGTTGATATTCCTAAAGGTAAAGATATAGTACCAGGCTTTGGCATAGTAATGTCAATGCAATTTTTAAATGCTGGTTACAATATGCAACAAGAACAAATGAAAGAATATATTAACTTAATACAGGAAGAAGATTATGGCAGACAACAAAACATACTCCTTGAATTTATCAGCGCAAATGATACTGGGGATCGCCTGTTCAGTGCTAGTGCCATTAGGTGGCGCAGTATACTACGGGATAACCCTCTTCAACGATTTGACAGGGACGATTGAAGAAGTTAAAAAAATGTCTAGTGTAGAAACTAGAATCGTAGTATTAGAAGATAGATCAAAATCAACAGAGCGTCAATTAGTAGATGTTATGATGTCTAACAATCGTGCATTAGAAAAAGCAAATGAAGCTTACGGTAAGGCTATTGAAGCTAATAGTGTAGCTAAAGGTACTGCAGACAAAGTAACAGACACAGTTGCTAATGTTAAAGATGAAATGAAACAATTAAGAAAGGCAATGGTTAATCCATTGAATAACTAATATGCTATCCATCCTCTCCTCAATTCTTGGCTTCGCTACTGCGGGGCTCCCGTCCATACTAGGTTTCTTCCAGCAAAAGGGAGATCAAAAGCATGAGCGTGAAATGGCTCAATTACAAAATCAACAACAAATGGCTATGGCTGAAAAAGGTTTTATTGCTCAAGAAAAAATAGCTGCTATTGAATTGGAGGGTACATATGCAGAAACATTCGCTCAAGAACGTCAAGCTTTATATGAACATGATGCTAAATTGGTTCATGATGCGGCTCCATGGGTTAGAACCCTTAATGCTTCAGTTAGACCTATTGTTGCTTTCACTTTTGTGGGTTTATTGTTATTTGTTGATATAGGTGGATTTATCTGGGCTGTTAAGACTGTAGGTTTTAGTGGTGAAGCAATGGATATTATATTTTCAACAGATGAAATGGCAATTGTAGCTTCTATTATTGGATTCTACTTTGGTGCTAGAACCTGGGAAAAGAAATAAGTGAATGTATCAAAAGCTGGTATCGCTCTTATCAAACATCACGAAGGTGTGCGTAATCGTCCCTACCGTTGCCCTGCTAACCTGTTCACTGTGGGCGTTGGTCATCTTATCGGGGATGGTAAATCATTGCCTGAATCTTGGAACCGCACTTTTACAAATGAGGAAATAGATGGACTTCTTAAATCAGACCTCAAGCGTTTTGAGCTTGGAATACATAAGATGTTACCTAACGTGCCTC